CCGTTATCGTTTGACGAAATCTCCTGCAACATATTATAAATGTCTTGACCGTCTGATAAAGCGAGTTTTTTTAAATATAACATGACACTCCCACCTCGTATTATATAAATAATCTTGCTCGACAAATTCGGATTTGTCGAGCTAATTATACCATGATACCACAACCCCGGTCAAAACCGATCCATCATATCCTGCGTAGCCACCTCCGAATAATCATAGCTGTCATTCCCCATTTCTGTGTACATATCATTAACGGTTCCAATGGTCAGAAGGTCAAGATCACGAATTGACAGACCGAGTTGAACACACCTCAATAAAAAAAGCGGTGTTGTCATTTCTCGATCCGTTTTATGAAGTTTTTTTTAGACTCGACCTGCTGTTCAACATTCAAGCCCCAAAGAGAGATGATTTGTGGCAACACTTCATAGATTGAGAAGGTGTTGAACTGATCCAGCCATTCATCAGGTGTCTTTGCCACATTCACTGGATCTGCATGTTTTGCCATCAGCCAAGCAATATTCTCGAAAAGTTCCAAGCTGAAGGAATCCAGATCACCATCTTCCTTTTCACTCTTATCGATACTTTTCTCTAGTACGGAGAGATCTTTGTAAATATCCCTATGAAATTGATTTCTGTATAATCTTGGGATTGCTGCTGAAGCCCGGAATGTTACTGGAATTCCATCAATCTCAATTGTTTTAGTTACTGCCATTTCTTCATCCTCCTAAAAAGATGCAAGCAGAGAATTACTTCCCTGCCTGCATATCATTTATGCTCCGGCTGTTGTATCACCGGTAGTAGTTGCTGTTGGAGCCTTTGGTTCATATACAGCCTTATACCAATCGTTATAGATTGCTTCGGATGTATTTGTACCTGTCTTGACCTTAACGACGCCGCTTGGAAGTGGGGACACTGTAAGAGACAGTTTTTCCGTCTTTACGGATGTCTTATCTTCCGTGGTATCACCTTCCATAGATGGTCTAGTTGCACTGCAGTAATACAGGCAATGCCTGATCTTTCTCTGATCACCGGTGAACTCAAAGAGCAGTGCAAAATGCGCCGGCTCCACATCTTTGTTTTCAACCAGGACACCATTGGCATCTTCGGTTTCTTTCAGGATATCCTTCAAGAATTCTTCAGGTACCAGTGCCAGCTCCAAATCGCCAGAGTAACCATTGTTATTACTGATCATGTAGTATACGGAATCATCCGCATAGAATGGATCATTCTCACCTTCTGCATCCAATGCTAAGCTGACGGAACCTGGCAGGCTTTTCAATGTGCCATAGGTGATGGTCCCGTCTTCGGCAATTGTCGTAGTTGCATAGTGACAATTTTTTAGACCAAACTTCACCTTATTCTTTGTATTAGTCATTTCCATGACCTCCTTCTATATTTCTGTTTGATAAAGCACTTCATACATCTTTTCGGATTCAATCCAGGTCTCTGTCTTTTCATAGGCAACCTCGTGGATTGCAAGGACATCCTCGATCTGGATCTCAATTTCCGGGTCCTTTTTATCGGTGTAGAGTTCAATGTTTAGCTCATTCACTTTGTAGTAGACCTGGTTATCCGCAAACATGTTGTCAGTACCTGGAAAAAGAAAAACTAAAAAAGGAGGATCAGGCGATTCTCCTTCCGCAAAATGGTCATAGGCAAACGGCAGATTACACTCCGTTAACATCGCCATCACATCCTCGTATTTCATTTCAACTTCTCCTCGATTGCTTTGATAAGGTCCTGCTCTCCTTTTTCTGCAGCAGGTTCTATATGCGGCTTCCCTGCCACTCTACCTCCACCACGTTTCGCATGACCAAATTCCAATAAATGGGTCAGCTGATAACGATTGCTTGAATGGACGAGAACATCTAGGCTGTTTGCATTCTCACGTATTTTCTTGATTCGCCAGCTCTTTTTATAACGGCCATTGAGGACCGGTGCAGAACTCTCGATATCTTTCTTTACCGACTTTGCAGTATCTTTGACCGCATCCTTCATATCATCCGTAGCGAGATTTGCGTACTTCTCCAGCTCATTCATAATGACATCGTCCATATCATCAATCGAAACATTCTGACTCATACTTTGCCCTTCTCCAACTTGCAGTTAAACTTCAAGCTATTATGCTTTTGACCCATTGGATTCACGTAGGTGATGTTATAGATCTTTCCATCGGTAAGAATCCGATACTTTGTGGATTCCACAGCTTTTGTTTCCTTGGAATAGCGAACGGTAAAATCAAGAGACTCTTCTGGGTTAACAACAGTACCGCCACTTTCAGAGCCGGTGCTTGTGCCAATTGTGGCCCAGCAAGAAAAGTAATCTGTCCATTCATTGGTATGGTTTCCGTACTGGTCTACAACAACTGCATGTTTCTGAATCTGAATCCGAACGCGAAGATCACCAATATTCATTCATTGACTCCCTCCCGGATCGCAAACAAGATCGACCGAAGTGTTAGTTGCAATGCATGATGATCTGCCTCTTCTCGGTGTTCAAACAAATAAGCAAGTGCATAAAGAATTGCGACTTTGAGCGTTTCCCGAATTGCTAAAAGTTCATCCTTGGTATATGCATCTGTGCTTTCAGCATCAGAATTAATGACAGCCCATTGTGCTTCCGTTAATCTACCCACGTCTTGGCAAAGTCGTGAGGCTGAAGATAAGAGGATGCTGATCGTGGCATCCTCATCAGCCGAGTCAACTCGCAGATACTCCTTTGCTTCATCAAGCGATATTAATGCCACGATCACTCACCTCATTCCTTAGACTGTTGCCTTCATCTGCAGAACCTGGACTGCTTCAGGAAGGATCAGCTTGCCATCTACTCTCTGAGTAGAAATAAAGCCAACCTGATCTGTACGAGCATACAGCTCATTCAGTCTCTTAAAGGTTCTGCTCTGACGATCAGCAACCCAGTAATAACTGTAGTCACCAAAGACCAGTGCTTTTGCGCTTGCGGCAATTGCAGGCATATAAGAACTTGTTACCAGTGGACGGCCAAGCAGTGTATTTGGTTTCCCAATTTCCAGTGATGGTTTCCAGATATAGTTGTCGTTCTTATCTTTCAGGGTCATCAGCTGCAGCAAAAGTGCTTCATTGCAGAGGAACTGTGCGTTCTTTCTGTATGGTGCCTTCAGTGCATAGTAAAGCTGGAAGACTTCATCAAACTTTACGGAGGTCTGAGTAGAAGCCGTAACACCAACGGGTGCTCCACCTGTATCTGCAAGCAGACCGAGTGGCTTGTTCTGACCATCCCCTGTGAAGAATGCTTTTTCTTCTGCATTACCCATACGCACACCAAACCGACGTGCAATATAAGATGCCAAGTCAAAGGCAGAATCGTTCAGCAGTTCGTTAGAAATCTTGATCATTGTGCCCATCTTGTAAGCACCAAGAGTTGTCTGGCCAAAGGTTGTATCTGCTTCTGGAATTTCCTGACCTTCATCGATCCAGCTTGCTTCACCAGAATCTTCTGCAATCGGAATCTTTCTTGTGCCAGAAGATGTTTTGATGACAGTGGCTAAAGAACGGAAGATATCATTCTCTTCCAAGGATTCAACCAGCTGCTTTTCAAATTCATCCGGGACAGTATAACCACCCTTTGGATCTTCACCGACAGACAGTGCATCCATGACTTCAGCGTAGTTGCCACGGTTTCTCAGCATATTCCAGAATGCATCACTGTATTCTGCAGTCGCTGTTGGAGAAGTGTTTTTCTTGCTGCCTGTCTTCACATCTGCATGTACTGGCATAGAAGTTGGTGCGGCCAGCTTTGCATCAATTTCTGCCTGATTCTCCAGACGTTCGATCTCATCACCAAGTGCCTTAACGTCAGAAGCCATTTTGTTGTACTGCTCTACAGCAGAGCTTTCGACGAGACCATTCTCGTCTCTGTGTTCCTCCAGGAAAGCTTTTGTCTGCTCCCAGAGGGTATTACGCTTATTGCGCAAATCAATAATCTTACTCATTGTTTTTTCCTCCTTCAAAAGTTGAGTAACAAAAAACAGCTAGTTCCTTATTTCAGGAAATCTAGCTGTCGTTTCAAAATCTCATATGGCATACTGCCATCTGCGGTAGTACCATTCATACCGATCTTTGGTTCTTCTGGTTTTGGCTTTACGTCATCACCAGATGCCTCAGTGACAAGCCGATTCAGAATTGCCAGATCCATCTTCCGGCTGGAATACATATGTGCTTCCGCACCAGGAATAATGATCTTTTTCTTCTGTGGATCTTCTTCTGGATCTTCCTCGGGTTCTTCTGGATCTTCAGGATCTTCCTCTGAATCTTCTTCCGGGGCTTTTTTATCCTCGTACAAGATTTCATCAGCAAATCCCAACTCCACTGCTTTCTTTGCATTCATCCAAGTTTCGTTGCTCATCAGATCAGCGACCTTTTTTCTCGAAAGGCCACACTTAGCGGTATAGGCATTGATAATACTTTCCTTTATTTCATTCAGTGTGTCGATTGCCTTCTCCATATCCTTGGCATTGCCCATTGCAATGGTCGCTGGATCATGGATCATTAGCAGTGCCGTTGGAGACATCAACACCTTGGAACCTGCCATGGCAACAACCGAAGCAGCTGATGCTGCAATCGAAGCAATTTTGACAGTCACCGCACCTGGATAATCCTGCAGCATCGTATAGATCTCAGCTGCCGCAAAGACATTACCACCCGGACTATTGATCCAGACTGTCACATCTCCTTCTTCCGAATTCAGCTCTTCGCGGAATGCCTGTGGGGTTACTTCATCACCCCAGATTGAATCTTCATCGATTGGTCCTTCTAGTCGTAATACACGACCTCCGCTATCATCGTGAATCCAATTCCAAAACTTCTTCATCATTTCCTCCTCGGGGACTTCGTCCCTTTCTTCTTGTTCTGTGTGACATTGTCACCCGTGCTATCGGTGTCATTGGCACTTGCCTGACCAGTGCTGGCAGCACCAGACTTGCCGGCATCCTCCAAACGGACATAACCACCATTGAGGTAGTAATCATCGCCACCCTTTTCTGCTGGAATCAGATCCATGTTTTCTAAACGATGGACATCATTCGGTGAAAGGAAGCCATTACTGATTCCTGTTGCATACCCACTCATCCGGCTTTGATAATCGCCCCGTAAAAGGCCGTCCACGTTGAATTTCGGAAAGTAGGTGTCCTGCTCCGATTCCAGTAAAAGATCCTTCACAATCGCCTGCTCAATGCGGACAAGCCAAGGTGTCAGCGTATGAACCACAAAGTCGATGGACTGATGCTCAATGTTGGAGAAGGTCGCATGATCCAAATCCTGCACCATATGTGGTGGAACCCGGAACACTCTGCAAATCTCCTCAACTGAAAACTGCCTCACGGAAAGGAACTGCGAGTCCTCCGGAGGCAGGGATATTGGTTTATAGGTCATGCCTTCTTCAAGCACGGCTACCTTATGTGCATTACTTGCACCGCCATATACATCAGACCAGTTCTCTCTAATCTTTTCTGGATTCTTCAACACACCTGGATGTTCCAAGACACCACTTGGCTGTGCTCCATTACGGAAGAAGGATGATCCATACTTTTCAACTGCAAGTGTTGTACCTAGAGCATTCTTCATCATGGCAATTGGTGAGAAACCAACTAAGCCATTAAATCCAAGTCCTGGTACATGGAAGATCTCGTCTCTTCTGAAATACAGATCCTTGTTCTTATCACCTGGCACCTCATCGGTATAGGCATGATAGATATAATAAATATCTCCATGTTCATCTCGATCCACTTCCACGTTTTCTGGATACAACGGATAGAGTGCGAGAATGTTATTCTTCCCGTCACGAATGATCTGTGCATAAAAGTTGCCCCACAGTAATAAATGGGTGAGACACAATTCCCAGAAGGAAAAACTTGTCATCTCAGGATTTGGTTGGCGGTATAGAATTTTATACAAAGGATGATCCCTTGCACGCTCTTTTCCATTCTCCGATTCATCCGTGAACTTATACATTCGCAAAGGCAAACTTGCGACTGTTTCAGAAAGCAGTCGGACACATGCATAAACTGCTGCAATCT